AGGTCCGTCAGGTGGCCTGTCAGATTGAATCTTTTTCAACAAGTCTTGTTCCAGCTTGAGGAAAAGCTGAAGTAGAAAGCACCTTTATCTCCTAACAGCCCTGCTGTCAAACTGTCAGCAGGGCTGTTTTATTTCCCAGAATCTGCCCTCTCCCGCCTGCCCACATCCTCTCAGAGGGCACAGAATCCATTCTAAGGCGTTTTCCAGTTTACCCTTGCCAGTATACTCCCCTACCTCTTAAAAGGTCTGGTTGAAAAGTTGCCATCGCAACACTAGTATTTATGCGGGTTTGCGCCTTCTGGGTCTTACTGTTCGACGTGAATTGTGGATCAGTGATCCCAGTGTCATCCTTCCTCTAATTGTTAAGATTCGCTCACAATTCAAGATTGAATCTTTTTCAACCCTCCCCACATTTGTTAACGAATGTTAACAATCTACTGGGGAGGGAAATCTTGTGAGGAGAGGAAGCAGGTGGTATGTGCAAAGTGATTGAACTCAAGGTCATTGGTCAGGGTCTCAACGAAGCCCTGGCCAAAGCTATCGACTCCCTGGCTCACGGCCAGGGAGTCTTATGCTGCCAGGGATTGGTTTCCCTGGCCTACCACGACGAGGTGGGGGTCGTCGTGGAAGAGTACTTCTGCGACTACGAGTCCGCCGTCGCCAGGGCTGCCACACTCGGCCTAGGCCGAGTGTGGCATATCAAGCCCGCCTACCTCCCTCCCTACGCTCTGGCGTAGGGAGGGAACCTTAGAACTAGCCCCGAGGATTGGAGGATCCTCGGGGCTAGTTGTGTTTGTCAGGGCTCGAAAAAAGGTGCCGAAAGTTGGAAGGGGCCTCTAACCAGGAACTCCCACAATCCTACCAAAAATTACGATAACTCAGTCCACTCTCAGTAAACTTCTTATTGGAGGATAGATACCTCTTTTTCCAACTGCCTCGACGGCGGCCACGAACGGTTCTTCACTTGTTCTAGGCTCCAATTGACTGTAGAGACTAGTGAGAATACGCCAAACCTGATAAGAGGATTTATCTTTAATATTATTCATGTATAACTCTCTCCATAAAAATTACTCCCACCTATACTATTTCTAATAAATTGCTGCTCCCCGCCTTGTATACGTTTCGAAGAATAAACTTCCATTTACTAACAGTAGAAGTCCTAAACCAACCTTCCCAAAACCCGTCCAGCTCATTAAACATAGCAGTAAGAATTCCACAACCATGATTCCAACATTTGTTATCAACTCTCTTCACACAAAATCCCTCACAAAATCCCTCACAAAAATTACACTAACGCATTCCACTGTTAGTAGAACTCCTACCGTTTCTAATTGAGATATCTATCGGCCATCTCCATCGACTTGGCTCCGGCCGCATCGAATGAATTAGACTGAGTTTCTGATATTTCTCTCAATTCTCTTCATAAATACCTAACCCAACGCTCCCACAACTCTTGCAAACGTTCACCCATATCTCCAACCATCTCCAATAGGTTTTAGAGTATTTCGAGGTCCCTGCGGGATGCACTGACGGGGAACAATTCTTGACCAACTTTATAATTCCACTGTTGTTACAAATTCTCCTCATAAACTCCTACTTACCTAAAGTATAGATCTCTCGTATTAAGTAACTCTTTCTCAACTGCGTATCGCCGAAAGACCTAATGGTGTCAAAAACCCCTTTGTCGTTTTTTATAAAAAGAGTTGGATAGCAGAAAAGTCTAACAGACCCTAATATACAGTCGACGTTACTCATGTTAGAGTTTCTCCTCTTTGAAGCTCCAAACTAGTCTCGTCAATTTTCTAGAAAAGTCATGGTGGAAATCTATCCACTTATACCACTTTACGTCGTCGTCTATTTTTAAAATAAATCGTCTCACCCCTATTGGAGCCATAACTATCTTATGATCTAGTTTATTGAGTATTCCTAAAGGTTTCATAAGTCTCTCCTATTACTTCTCTCTCAAGTGCCTGCAATCTCCTAGCATAAACCGCCTTACGTCCTTTCTTCCACAGTAGAGCACCTACATCTATCCTCTAGGACTCCTTTAAGCCGACGTCCACATATAAAACACGTGAACTGTCCTTGACCGACTGCTTTTTCTAGTATAGCATACTTCCTGGCCTCTTGGGAACAACTTTCAGCCTCTTCTTTTGACAAACCAATCCTTTCTAGAAAGTTATTTAGAGAATCTACCCAAAACCCGTGAGGGTCTGGATTAAACGGCCACTCGTCCTGGCCGTGGAGGAATATGGATTCCGCTATTGATAAAAATTTAGTAGACCCAAACTCTCCTATAAATATCGTCGGACGCTGCTGGAAGATGAACTTCCATACACTTAAACTAACTATATTCATCATTTTCTCATGCCACCCTCGTTAGGAATCCTCTGTTTTACAGGAACCTCTCTGTGAACCATCTCCCAAACCTCCTCTGGAGTCATACTACTCAAACGCTTTAATACAAGCCCTAACGCCAAATCAGGACTTATTCTCCCATCTAGAAAGTGTATGTTTTCCATACTAACCTTCCGGCAACATCTTTTGGACCAGTTCAACTCGCTGCTTAGACAGCACTGAAGTGACCGATTCCGTAGGAGTTTTCCGCAATTGGAATAAAATTGCGGAAAACTCAAGGTCTTTAGCCTTCATTGCAAAGTCCTTTTGATTCTCGATGTCCTTTATATCTAACCACGTCTTCTCAATTCTGTCAACAAGATATGAATACTTGCTTCTTAAGCCCTCTATCTCCGCTGCCATTTCTGGAAAATACGCTAAAAATTCTAAATTTTCGTTCAACATAACTACTTGCAGCAGTCGGGTTGGAGACATTGTTCCCTTCAGGTGATGCATAGCGCAATACGTGGGAGACTTTACTTTAATGCGATTGAATTGCCGGTCGCAAACAACATAACCTTCTCCCTCATTGACAGGAAGATTTTTGGAACTGATCAAAACAGAGTCCCACCCATACATCCAGAGCCTTTCTACTCGCTCATACCCCAGCATAAAGGAGTCTACAATTTCGTCGTCGACGAAAAGTTCGTGACCGCTTGTAAGACATCGGACTCCGTGTAAAATAAGCCTATTCTCCGCGTATGGTACAACAATCTTGTTTCTCTTCGTGATCAATTCAAACATGTAGCAGTAGTCAACTGGTCCTTGTTTTGGTAGCTTATATCCTTTCTCTCGCCAGACTTCCCAAAACAGCTCAGCAAAGCTGATTCCAGAGCCGTTAACCATCCCAGAGGCGTCGGGATTTGACGAAGATTGGACCAACCACTCCCCTTTGTAGGGGTAAAGGGTTAACAAGGATCCGTCCAGCTTTTCATAAACTCTAGCGGAATTCCAGTCCAAGCGGTCATGGTAACAGGTTGTACCGTCTCCCTCTCCGTAGTTAAAAAATTTATCGTAAGAACGAGATACAATCTTCCAATCATCAGCAGTGTCGAGGATAATGCCTCGACACTGCTGAGCTACTTTCTCTTTCAACGGAGACTCCACTTGATTATACTTCAGACAAACAAGTTGTGGATGTTTCTCGGAGTAAGTTGCTTTGATCTTAAACTCACTCAGTAACTTCTCCAGACCATTCTCCTTTATATAATTCACTAACTCAATCATTTCTTATTCCTCCTTCAACAACTGAGCCTACCTTATCACAGGTAGGCTCAGTTGTCAACTATAAGTGTCTATTTCGTCATAACTGGCTGTTCCGATATTCAGCGTATAGGAAATAAATAACAGTATAAATCGGAAAAGCGATCAGAGAGACACCTATCACCACTTCTAATACGTTATTTATCAATTCCCTATGACTGATACATAATTTTAGCATAAAAGATCTCCTCCGTCTAGATACATAAATCTTAACTCATCTAAGTTCAGCCTATCCTCCACGTGAAAGGATATGTCTCGCGTTAAGTGGGTTGAGGTTGACTTATTCAATAATCTCTGACATTCACGAAATTTAACGCCTATTCTAATGTGAGAAAATAATACATCGCACAGTCTTCTCATAAAAATCTAACCTTTCTACTTTTCACGAACTTCCTCCATCCCCCGCAACCTCCCTAAGGAAGGTTGATTTAGAAACAATTTATCCCACGCGGCGTCGTGCAGCGAACTACCATCTCCGTCCGACTCCTCGTCCCACCAGATCTCCCTCAAGATTTTGCAGTCTGACCAGTCTCGTCTAGCGTAACGGTAGGCTGAGTCAAACTCTACAGGAAGTTTGACGAACTCCAAATCAGTTTGGAACTCTCGAATAGATTGAAATACCTGACTAATTCCGTCAGTTCTCATTGCTTCTCCTTTGTTTCTCTTATTTATGCGATTTTCTAACAATCGACAACTTTTCTACAGTCCAACTTCCAGGAAGTTTTTTGCCTGATTCGTAAGGAGGTGTGGTTGAAACTCCTTTTACGGCCTCTGGGGAATCGATATAAGTGACTAGATCCTCTGAAGAGTGAATTAAAGAGTGAACCATATAATTATACGTCAAGTAGGGAAGGCGATTTGCTCCCCAAATTCTTTCAACTGCTTCGTAAGCAAAAGGCCCACCAAATCTACCCTCTTCCTGCAGTTCAGTCGGTCGATAGCAACTAAGAACCCCAGATCCTTGGAACTCTTCGTCCGTGTAGTGCCCTCGGAAGTACTTCCACCACAACTCCACTGGTTCGTTTTTCTGCTGTATCAGAAGATGTTTATTTCGATAGTCCATAAAATCTTCTGTATAAACGTCGTGGATATCTTCTAATAGTGAAATTTGTCTAGAGTGAAGGCCAAGTATCTTGGGAAGAGTAGAGAACACCACAACCATCGTGTCAGGTCTGGTCTCAGACCATCTCAAAGACTTTTGAGAAAAGCCAAATACGTAACATCCTTCATGAGTCTTTATCCGACAATGAACTAACTTAGCTCCCTCGACCCCATCTATAGGCTCTTCAGTCTTTTCAAGAGAATATCCAAAATATTGCCCCATGTATACTAAAGGAATATTCTTGTAAGAAGCTATCTCGTAAGACTTTCCAACAACCAAATCGCCTTTTTTAAGGTATTGCTTTTTGTTCGTAGGGTTATCGATTGCTTTAGAAAATATTTCTAAGCCCTCATGTAAAAGAATGTTCTTCCCCTTATCGCGACCCCACAAACAACGACCAGGAATAATACCTCCTTTCTCGATCCCCACTGATTCAATTATATTGTAAACGTTCTCTCCTCCTATCTCTAATTCAAATCCTCTCGGATCCTGAACTCTCCAAATATCCTTATTGTCTCCGTGCCAAGACCACGTATATCGTGTCATCTTAGAGACAATCTTGAATCCCGATTGAAGGTTATTTTGAATTGTCAAGGGCTCTAAAACTTCCTTAGTCCCAAATCGAGGGTTCACCTGAGCCCAAGCATCCACAGAAGATTTTCTCCGTTGGAACGCTACGCCGTTCTCCACGGGCGTAGCGTATCCTAGAACATAATCTTCAGGAGGATCCCCTTTTCGACTCCTAACAACCCTTCCCACATATAACTCATCAAAAATTTTCATAAAATACCTCTCCTCGTTATCCCCAATAAGGCTCAAAAAACAATAAAGTCCATAGGGTGGTCCCAGTGATCGTCGAAGCTGCCTTTGAGATCTGCTCACAAGTCACGTTCAAGTCAACGTAGATCTCGATTTCCTTTAATATATCATTAATTTTTCCTTCAACAGAAGGCTTATCACAGGAAACTGAAATTGCAGGCCCTGACCAATTTAAGTTAATGATGTGTCCGATTTGACGCACTTTTATCTCCCTCTTCCTTCCAAGATTTCTGAAGATGCATACACTCTCCACCCGTTGTTGCTCTTTTCTGACAAACAAAACAGGTCCACTTTCCAGGATGCACACAATTTTCTGATACCGCGAACTTTCGAGCCTCCTCGGAGCAAACTTTGGCGTCAGAGGGCGATAACCCAATCCTCTCCAGAAAGTTTGTCAAACACTCTACCCAAAAATCGTAAGGATCTGGTTCGAATTCCCATTCATCAATTTTATGCAGGTATATGGATTTCGCAATCGACAAGAACTTAATTGTGTAAAATTTATTTTAGTAAATATCAACATATTCCACATATCGATCTCCAGGTTCTATTGGAAGTCTTGTGAAACTACATGGTTTCTTAAGTTTTTGTCTAGCTGTTCGGGTCGTCCATCTAGAAAAATTGCTCATCGTCCGATCTCCTCACTATGTTTTACCAACCTTGACGATAGATACTTCAAGTCTATGCCAAGTAGTAAAGTACACTTTATCCTTAAGTGGCATAACCAGTTTTCCATCTATAGATTCAAAAGGATCAAATGCCCAACATTTATTATAAGGCCCCTTGCACATGTATTCTACTCTTCTCACAGTGATTTCACCGCCAGTTTAAAGTAATCGGCGGCCGAAATGTAGTCCCAGTCCATATATGGAGCCACTCGCGAGCTTCGCTTAAACCAGCCGTTTACAGCGTCAATGTAGAAACTGTGCTCTCCTTGATATAGAACTTCCCAATCATCACGACTAATCATTGACTTCAAAGGGAGCTGCTCAAGTGCTAGATTATCAAAGCAAACTACAGGGAACTTGCTCAAAAGAAAGGGCAACTTTTGCCTCCAACGTTTGTGGGAGTCAGAGTCTTGATTTACTTTGCCTTCGTTGAACCCAAAGTCTTTCTCCCCAAGAAACAACACCTTCTTCACTCCTCTTGATGTCAAAGACATCACGTCTCTGACATCATCAATACCTACGATACAGTGTAAAATTGTGTTCTCATACTCTACAAGGCTTTTAGGGACTTTCCACTCCAGCGATGGTCGAAACGAGATTCCTAAACCCCAAATTTTGCGGTCTGAAATCAGACTCAGAAGCTTATCCTCAAATCGATGAACGTGACCTTGATTCACAGTAAGATTCACAACATACTTTGAACCAACGTCTCGGATAAATCTCTCCAATCCCTCAGTCAGCTCATTGCATCCTACGGCCAATTCGATGCCGTCAGGGAATACACTCAACTTTTCTTTCAAAGCTTCGTAATCGCACTCAAAACCGTCCTGAGTGGCGCTCTCGTGGCAGAAAGAACAGACGGCGCTGTCTGGTCCTTTTCCTTTCTTTCTCCCAAAGGAGCAATATGTGCTAACTCTCACGTCAATGTTCAAAGGGAACTCAAAGTCCAGATGGTCATTTGGACTTTCTATTACTCTAGTTCCGTCCTCATAAAGGGTAATTTGAGCATTACCGTTTTTGTAACTGTGAATTACTTCCCCATCCTCGTAATTCATATCCACTGGTAGATACATTTAGGTCTCCTCCTTCAACAACTGAGCCTACCTTATCACAGGTAGGCTCAGTTGTCAACACATAATTTATTGCTACCCATCCGCTGAAAGAACAATCATCTCTCCCCAACGTAAAATCGCTGCCGCCTGGTCAAGACTCTCGACATCACCTAAGCTTTGGTGGTCAATTCCATAGTCATAGATGTCAATCTCGTCTCCCGGTTTGAAACAAAACATTTTATTCTGAAGAATCAGATTGAAATACATAGCAAGTCTGTCCCCTTGCCGCAATCCTCCGTCCTCAGAATACACTTCTCCGTCCCATAGGTGATTAAAACAATAATCGGCGAAGTCTACTAAGTCGTACAGCTCTTCATATCCCCACCCATAACTCCTCAAAGGAAGAGCAATAAGCGGACCTGCATCTGGCAAAGAGTTGTGCTTCTCCATCAACTCAGGATCCTCTAAGTCCTCAGGATAATACCCCAGAAGGTCTATAAGATTACACTTCTCTGGGCTGCACACGATTGTGTGACAGCTTGATGAATTGGTTTCAAAAGATCTTGATCGAACAAGTTTCATTATAAGTTCTCATTTATTAATACTCTGAGGTAACAGACCTTAGGAAAGCAGTGCTATCAAATATAAAGTCTAGAGGATCATTCTCTATACAAGAATTTAACGATAATCCCCTGTCGTCGCTTGACACATGGTATTGAGCGTCTCTCATTTTACGAATATCAAATCCTTCAGTCGACCGGAAGACGATAGGTTTTTGAAGATACTTCGACAGACTCATTAAAGCAAGCGACGCTTCGTTCTCAGAAATATAATAATACAACGGTGAATCATCATAATCGATTCTCCAGTCAAATTCAAGTTCAGTCAGCCCTAATTCTGTCCAGTCACCTTCTACAGAAAATAAAATCATCAACAATCTTGCTACTAGATCCCCATATCCTAGAAAACACACTACTTCGTTTAGAGACTGTCTAATCTCATCGCAGTCTCCTGTGAAAGGGTCGCGAGGTGTGAAGTTCGCTACAGCGTTCGATTTAAGGCCGTAATAGTCATCTTTTCCGTCTCCGATCTTTAATCTTTCATCGAGATTTATAACTATCTTCCCGTTCTCTTCATACCTCCTTAGAAGAGAGATGCAGTTATCGATATTCTTGCTGGATGGTTTTTTAAACACAACTGTAAGACTGTGACAACTGCTGCTGTTGGTCTCGAACGAACCTTTTCTCACTAAAATCATAAAAACTCCTAATAACTTGAATAAGTGCTTCGCACATAGGATTTAAGGTCTACCAAAAACTCTAATCCGACCAAGTCTTCAAACACCTGATTCTCATCACAAATCGAACAAGCCAGATCATCAAGTTCACTAAACGACTCTCCTTCAGTCCCTAAATTAAATACTAAAGGACTGTCCAATAATTCAGAGACTTCCAACAACAAATTAGCCAAATCAGTGTCGTAAGGAAATCGCTCTTCCAAGTCCGACTTGTCTTTGTGATCAAAGACACACATGACCATATTTTGATCATAGTTGGATATCATGAGAACCGAAAGAACCATTATCAATTTTCCTACATAATCTCCGTACCCGAAAAACGTCTCAGAAAAACAATCGTCAGATTCTAAACTGTCAAATTCTAAATTCTCATCTCTATACTCAGACGATACCAGAAGACGAACTTTGTTTTTTACTCCAAACAAGCTCCCAGCACCATGTTTTTCGTATCTTTCAACAAGATCTATCAACACCTTACCATCCCTAAGGTAAGTTAATAGATGATTTTTAAACGCGTCCACATCCTTAATAGTAAGTTTTCCATTAACTACAGTGACACTGTGGCTGCTGGACGAATTCGTCTCAAAGGATTTTAGTCTAACAAGTTTCATTACAGGTCCTCCTCAAAAATGAATTTAAACTGTTTTTTCAATTTTTCTGTTAAAGACTGAATGGCGGCATCTTTTCCGACTATCTTATCTTTAACAAAATCATAGATAGCGGCTCTGCGCTCATACTCTTCTTTATCTCCCAAAGCTCCCTCGAAATGAGTGTCAATTAATTCAGACAAATCCATATAGAACCCGCTTATAGACGTTCTAAACCATCCAGCATTTTCAGAAACGTTTGACAAGTATTTCGTTATGAACGATCTCATCATATGCTTAATCGTCGCATCAACGTTTAGTTGTAAATTTCTAGCATCAAGTCTCCCATCTGGAGACCTGAACTGAACATTAGCGATACAATCGACTTTGCTCATAACTCTTTGCAAAGAGAGTTGAAGCCTAACACTGCAATTAGGACCAATTCCCTTCCCTGTTTCATCCCTAGTTTCAAACTCGATTATCGCAGTCAATGAATTGGTCGCTATATTAATTCGTAGGTCTTCGCTTGGCGGAAAGTTTCTACAACACTTTTTGTAAAGTGAATATACACGACTAGATGACGGCTCCCGCTTCAACTTCAAATAGTCTTCAAAAAATTGTTCCATTAGGTCTCTCCCTCAATTAGATGCGCTCAGTATACAACTACTGAGCGCATCTTGTCAACTAGTTACCTCTTACCTAATAGGTATAAAGGATTGATAAACTTATAGGTTTCAAATCCTTGGGGATCGTCAGGGTTATAGAAAACAACTCCCTCGGCGGGAATAGATTGGTTAAACGACTTCAACGTAAGCTCCTTATTGTCCAACACATGTTCTACGGTCACACTGTGTTTTGAAATCTCGGGAACCCACAAATCAGACAGTTCAGGTATGTATTCCTTTAGCTTCTCGATGTCCTCGGGAGGATTGTAGTAAACTGATTCTCTGACCTTGTAAAACACTCTGTAGACGAACAGTTCTTCTCGGAAGAACTGTTCTCTATTTCCGTTGAACTTAGGTCCCATCAATTCTCCGTGGAAACCGACAATCTCGGGGTGTCTATCCCCAGCCTTAACATTAAATCCGTCTCCCCACCAATCTCCGTAGAATTTCTCTATTCCTCTGAGAATGTTTTCGGCGCCAACTCTTTCGAACAAGCCGTTACGGAGATGGGTCGCTTCCCTCTCAAGAGTTCTAGAATACACTGATACTTTGCCGTCTTTCACCGACATCGTCACAGTTATAGACGAACCGTCCAGCTTTAACGTCGGACCGCAGCGTAAAACCCTCTCTAACCAATCTCTAGCCTCCTCAGGACTCAAAGTACTGATGGTTCTTTGAACGTTCTCAGAGTCCGTTTTAAGAAGCCAAGAAGGGCGATGGCCTAAAGTCCTTCCCCAAATTCCGCAGGAACTTCCTTTAGAAGAACTCATAGCAAATTTAGCTTCTGGGGAATATTTTCTGATATCAGACTCCTTAAGAATCCCTGGATCCACAACAAGACCTTGAGAAATAACCTGCAAGACACGCTTAGCCGAAACCTTTCTCCCGCGAACCTTCTCAAACAATTCTTCGTTATTTGGATCTTCGACAGGAATCTCTTTAATATTCCCTAGGAAGTTAAATCCATCGACGTGTTCTAAAATTACGGAATCTTCAGGAAGAAAGTCTACAGGGTCACCAACCTTATATTTCCCTTTCTGAACAACTGCCCAGTAACCCGCCACAAAGGCCTGCTCCACGGCCTTCGCCTCTGGGATGTCCTTCAACTGATTTACATGTGATTTAATTAGCATTTAAGTTTCTCCTTTCACACAATCTTATGTCCATACACTTCGTATACACAATCCGATGTCTGTAACTTATTAATAAAGTCTTTCACCAATTGCGGAAGACTTTTAATAACTTCCTGTCTAAATTCAAACTCAGACTGACCTTCACTAATATGGACAGTAACAAACTCTTCCATCAGGATCGTGCCAGGTTGTCCTTGCGTCTCTACATTCAAGTTTACATAAACAGTTACCATGTTACCCTCCTTACCCCTGTGGTTTGCTATTTCCTGAAATCAAACGGCCCTAAGAATCCTTTCACATCGGCTGCGCCGGAACTTAAAAGACAGTAGGATTCTCTCTCCGCAATAAACTCAACAGACTGCTTTTCAATTTCAGAAAATATTTCTTTAAGGTAATCAGGCAGCTCCAAATACTCTGACTTCGTAGGATCTACTCGTCTTGATTCGCACTTCCAACTGTCTCCCTCTTTCTGAGAAATTATCCGTATCTCCCCACATCCTACCTTAGAATTAGAGTCTCCAACAAGTTCTTCTAAAAACCCAGAATGGATAGCTAAATGCTGACGCTTTAAGAAGTCGGAATCTCGTTTCAAACTCCAGACCCCTGCAAACGAGAAATCTTCCTCCAAATTGTTCATCAAATCTATGAAATAGTAGTAGAGGTCAACTTTAATTCGCTTTCGACCGCCTTTACCGTAAGTCATGCTGCAATCGATGATACTGGCTTCTCCAAAATTTTGGAGGTCACTAAACGCTCCTTTACCGTAGTCATCTCGCAAAAGATACGTCACGCCGTTTCCAAAATACCCTACCGATTCGTATCTAACTACCGCCGAGGCTATGCTAGGGGCGTGTATAAGGTAAGGATATGCCGCTTTATGGATTAGGGCTTCGCACCTCTCCTCTACTGTCATATTATTCTCCTTTGATAACTTCGTAAAAGTCTACTCTTCCTACCACGGCTAGAAAACAGCTCCAAGCTGTATACCTACTTTTCTTCCACAGCAACCAGTAGCTTCCATTTAGGTGCAGTCCTTGCGACTTCAAGACTGCACCTAACCATTTGCGGCTTGAGAATGTCCCCAGGAACTCTCTGTTTTTATATACACGATAGTCCATATTCTTTCAAGTCCTCCGAGATATCTCTTCCAGAGATATCCCCTCCAAAACACACCCAACCTGGACGCTGCTCCCTAGCAAACAACTCCATCATCTGAAATCCTTCTAATTGGTCCCCAAGCCACTGTTCCAGTTGTTCCTGAAACACAGCAGGCTTTTTACTATGGATGATCTTTCCTTCGTCATTTCTCGGATGAGTCTCAAAAACAACGGTCGACTCTTCTATCTCAATCTGAGCAGGTCTCCATCCTTTGTTTGTGTGCCAGCATTTTGTCTTAGGTCGCCGACCTAAGAGAAGCAACTCAGCATTCGATTGAGTGTAGCGTCCTGGTCCTTTGAACGGTTCTCCCGACTTCGGATAAGTTTTCACCCACACTTTGGGAGTAGTTACGTACTCAAACCCCCAGTAAGGCATCAAGTTAATCGCGTCTGGAAGATTCGGTAAAGTCGCCCACATAAAGCAGTATGCGTCATCAGCGCATACTGCTTTAACAAGAGGCCCTAGACTCTGCAAATAGGACAGCTTCTGAGTCCCCATCGCGTAGTTCCCTTGAGCACCGATTCCAAACTTTGTTTTACCATTTGGATTATCCTTACGATGCTCACGCCTATCAGCGTACTCCCACGGGCAATCTGACAGTAGAATTCTTACTTTTTTACTCATTTACCCTCCTAAAATAGGTGTCAAAAAATATACAAGGATATTTCCAAAAAAGTATCCTGCGCAAAAAGACATAACCATGTTACAAACCAATCGAGTCTCATAGTTCATGTAAAATCTCCCTCTGAATAGCGATGTGCCCAAAAGTTCCCCCTCTCAGCCGTCACTTTCCGATGGCAGTTGGCACATCTTATTTCACACTTTTCTAATTCCAAAAGCAATAGTTCAAATGGACTAAAGTAGGTCTCGTTCGCGCTTATTTTAAATTTCTTCTTTCCGCGAACGTGATCAAACTCTAGGACCACAGGATTTGATTCCCCACAGTCTACACAGCCTTCTTCCAAAAGAAGGGACCACAGAAATTTCCTTATTTCTGTGGTCCTCACCTGCCTCTCAGCCTTTGTTAGCCGAGATCGTATCTTGTATCCTGCCAAACAATTTCCCCTTTCGGAGCTAGATTATAAGAATGAACAGAAGGAAGATTATACAACTGGCCCTTTGACACTCTTCCCACGTCTTCCAAATCAAGTCTGTAATACACTGTCTCGCCTGAGTTGCTTTGAACGGCTCTAATCCTAAGTTTGACAAAGCTGTCCACCGCTTCCTCACTATCAAACCCTCCGTAAATCTTTAAGTCAGAAAATTCGTTATAACCGGACAGACGCAGGACGACCACACAGAACACTTAGGCGACCGTCCAATCTACCGTGAAAGTCGCCGATATAGGATTATAGCTGTCTTGGTCCAACGCTACACTAGCCACATTTCCAGGAACTAGTCCAGCCGCCTTAAGACGCTGGATTACAGAATATATTGAATCCCCTTTACAACTAGACGTCAGGTAATCTCCAGTCTCACTGATTTCTGAAGCGAATCCCTGCTTCCTAAGCGACGCCTCCAAAAGATTCCACGTTGAAACTGCAGTCCGGTCTTTGTAAAACGTCACTGTCCACAAATCTTTTAAAGGATAAGTCTTCCTCGCCGATACCTCGACTACCACTCTACGTGTTCCTCAAAATAGACCTGAAGCGTATCCTCTAAAAGGTCTGCCTTCGATTCTAGCTCTTCTTTGGACAGCACTCTGAATTTCAAGCCTCGTTCTGACATGTATTTACAGTAATCCTCTGCATTCAGCTCTGTCCTAAACGGACCTACGGTTTGTTCACAACATCCGATCCCAAAATCTTCACAAATCCAAAACATACACTTCCTCAGTTCTTTGGAATATTTCCATTAAGAGATATTATTACAAATCCTGGTGCAACGTCAAGATCCCTATCAGAAACCACTCTCACAGGATACTTATTCGCTCCCCTTAGTTGCTTTTTAAAAATATCTCTACATCTAGACTCTACACAGCGAACCATAGACGGGTCCTCGTCTTGCGAAAACCTTAGACTTACATCCCAACCAACTTCCCTGTTGGTATAAGACTTCAGACAAAAGCTTATATTTTCTGTAGAAGAAAAGTGAGAACTGTCCCACCTCGCGGCCATAACACTTAACGTGTACGTAGTTTCAGCAACTAAATACTGCATTGTTCTAGTATACTACACTCTGTCAAGTATAACTTCTTAATCACAAAAATTTAACATCTTACGTGTTGACTTTAAGTATAAAACAAGTAAAATGTATTTATGAATATAACTCTGAGCCACTTAAAAAACATCCTAATCGGAGGATATCCGATAGATTCGCTTCCAGTTCTTCCAAAGGAATTGGAAACTACTCTATTCAGTTCTAAAGCTATTCTGTCAAGCTTTTTCTTGAAAATCAACAGATTCCCTTACAAGTTTTCTATCGTGAAGGATAGACTTTTCTTTGCCTTCCAAAAAGAATTTAATTATCAGAATATATTAACATATGAAATAAAATTCAATCCAAAACCGTCATTGACGGTTTCTTCGTGCGCGTTTGGGCAAGTGTCTCTATCGACAATAGAATTAGAATTAGACAAGGACAAATCTTTAAAAGCCGTTCAAGGTCTGATGGAGATATTGGAAGCGCAAAGGTCTCACCTCAGAGAGTACCCTGACACAACGGAGTGGAAAATCATTCAAAACTCTTCATGTTTTTCTGGGGAAGCGTTAGACCAACCCACTAAACCGATTTGGGACCAATTCTTCTAGAGGATTTGTTAACATATAAGTAAAAAGTCATCTTAATGGATGACTTTTTACTTTCTAAGAATGTTTCTAAACAACTTTCCCAATTCGGACGAGAAGAGATACTTCAGCTAAAAAGAGATGTGCTATCCTCGTCTCTTAAAGCGTTTTTAAAATACTTTTGGCCAATCATTGAAGGACAGCCTTTTGTAGATGGCTGGATTCTGGATGCCAAATGTGAGCACCTTGAGGCCCTTGAACGAGGACAGATAAAACGCCTCATCATTAACGAGCCCCCCCGACATGCCAAATCCACATTATCCTCTGTCATGTTTCCAGCGTGGAGGTGGGCTAGAGACCCATCTGTTACTTTCATGTGTTTATCTTACGGTGCTATATTGGCGTCAAAAGACGCCATCAAGATGCGCCGTATCATAGAGTCTGATCGGTTTCAAGAACTTTGGCCGCTATCGCTTTATCGAGATCAGAACACAAAAAACAAATTCCAAAACGACAAAAACGGCTTCAGAATGACCACCTCTATGCGAGGTCAAATCATCGGAGAAGGCGCTCGATGTATCATAGCCGACGACCCCAACGGCCCAGAGTCTCTATACTCTATTCGAGACCGCCAAGAGGTTTGGGCAATTTGGAAAGAGGTTTTAGGACCGCGCGATAACGACCCTAAGAACCCCTGCCGACTAGTGATTCAGCAAAGACTCGCTGAAGATGACTTGACTGGAAATCTTCTGACATATGAGCCGGAATTGTGGGAGATTCTCAAACTCCCTGTTGAGTATAATCCAAGGGCAATCTCTTACTCCTCCAGCTTAGGTTTCAAAGATCCTAGAACGGTTCCTGGAGAAATTCTATGGCCAGAGAGGTTTAATAGAGAAACCATAGACAAGATGCGCAAAGAGATGGCCAACACGGCTCCTGGTCAGTTGGACCAGGAGCCTGTGGCAGTTGGCGGCGGTATATTCCCAGTCGATGCGTGGACATACTACGACCGCCTTCCGGTAGACATCGACTATTTCTCTGTTTGGGGAGATTTGACGTTCAAGGGAGAAGTAGAAAACGACTATTGTGCTCTTGTTGTCGCTGGACACAAAGGAGATTGCTGTTACCCTATTCACATGGTTTCTGGAAAGTGGGATTTCAATGAGCAAGTCCTAGAATTGAGAACCTTGTATGCGAAGTTTCCTTGGATCGTTCATTGGTATCTAGAAGACGCCGGAAACGCTCCTGCTGTAGCCGCCGTTATGCAAGAACTTGGAATTCATGGGATTCAACTGGTCCCAGCCAAACAGATAGGAAACAAAGACTATATGTGGGGTTGCGGGAAACACATGGTATCAAATAAGCAAATCCAACTTCCCACAGAAGGCGCTCACTTAGTTCTTCCGAACGGCCAGATTCACGAAGTTGATTGGGACATTCGAGACCGACAAGGTTCCCTTGGAGTACAAGCGTTAGTTATTGAAGCTGGAAAAGTCCCAAAAGGCCGTAACGACGATATGATTGACGCTTTGATGAAAGTTGCCTTGTGGGCGAGGGTGAACCCTGTGTTCAATCACTGCGTCACGGCCCACATCCCAGGATTCACCTCTGACACCGTCTTTAGTGATATTGACCGCAAGAGGACTTCGGACGGAGAAATTAGCAAAGGGGTTGACATCCATAGACGATTATTTGAACGATTGAGAGGAATTTCATAATGGCTTATAACGATCCTATCGCTGTTGTCAGAAAGGCGTTAAACCGATACCCTAAAGAATTCATAGAATCTGCCAAGAGAACCACTGAGGACTCCTTCGAATTCGAAGTCGAACTCGAATTCGAAGGAGAGACTATCACAGTTTCATTCTCTATGACAATTGGCTAATTAGTCTCATTTATCCGATCATTGGCTATTTTCAGGTAATTCTCTGACAAATCTATTCCCAAAAAGTCAACCCCTAATTGTTTGGCGGCGACTCCTGAACTTCCAATTCCGCAGAACGGATCTATTACTAGGTCTCCTGGCTTCGCGTCAGAAGCCAGGAGACCCAATCTGACGAGTTCTGGAGGATACGGGCAAGGGTGCTTAAGATTCCTTCTAGGAATGTGTGGAACGGCCCACACATCGCCTCTGCAGCGAAGCCCATTCTTACAGGAAGAGAATCTTTTCACGTTCTTCTGATCTACCGGAGGAACACCTAACCCTTCAGCAGTTCGGTTGAACTGATCGAACTTTCCGTCCTTCGAAAGCTTCAGCATCCACTCAAATGAATTGTGCGGATATTTCCCTGTGTAAGGTCTGAATTGTCCCCAAGACTTACCGTCAGGGTTCGTGCAAGATTTTAGCCACAAAATCTTGCACTCTATGTCCATACGGGGGAAATGGAAAAGTAGCGCCTGCGGCGTGAGAGGGGCGAAGACCATTGTAACATAGTCTAAATTATACGAAAAGATGTCTAATAAGTCATCGCTTATCTGACACCACACGGAAGAACTTTCTTCGACATTCTTTCCCAAAGTCAAGAATAGAGAATGAATCTTCCTCGACCACTCATGCATGGGAATCTTTTCTTCTCTTACGCCGTCGTAAACAATCCCCTTGTTGTAAGGAGGAGAGGTTATGATATGAACTCGCCTGCCTGAAATCTCTTCTGCCAATTCTGGCGCTAACTCGTATGCGTTTCCCTTTATAAGACTAAAATTCACACATCCCTCCTCTTAACAGTATCCTCTGTCTAGGTGATACTCATAATCTTCTACTACAACTTTCCCTCGCTTCTCCTCAAGCCACACTCTATCGATCTTAGTTTTGCCACCAACTGCTTTTGATTTCCCATTATTTAAGTGCGCTGCTGATTTAATGCGTTCCAAAAGTGCTGATGCTGGTTCGTCAGTTGGGTCTTGCGGTAGCAACTCACCGCGAAAAGCCACAGCGAGAACCGAATCTACCATCCGGTCAAGCAACCCTCTCGTTTTTCCTACGTTGATCGTCCCCGCTATCTTATCAAGTCGTAGCTTACACGTTTCAATCTTGGGTATAATCTCCTCAAGTTTAGAAACTATCCGTTTCTGTTCATTCAGGGGCGCAAGCGGTATTTCCAAATTCTTCAGGTATTCCGAGGGTACTCGTAACTGTCCTGCGGTTCCGGTCATGTGCGCCTTCGCTTCCTTTCTAAATCCCTCCCTATGAAGATAGTGATAAAGATACTCCTTTAGTACTGCGCCTGTTGGTCGCAAAACATGAAGCTCGGTGGTCCCGCATCCGATGCCATTTACTAAATTATCAGCAATCGCAGCTTTGCCATTTTCAAAGCACGGGGTGATCTTTGCAATGATAACGTCCCCATCAGCGAAATGTGTGTATCCTTTTCTGACCTGCCCTAATGGTCGCTGTTCATGCTCGCCAATCATTGCCGAACTCTCAGATATGACTGCCATTGGAACAAACGACACAGGGGTAAGATCAGAGACATCTTTTGGGTGCTTTGGGTTATATTCAATAACCTCGCTCAATAATACTTTTGTCCAGCCAGCCGCTAACTCATTCATGCTAAAACTCCACCGTTGCCTTCAAGCGACGAGATAATTTCCCTTAAATCACCAACTACTGCTTCAAGCTCTGCTATTACCTCGTTTGCCAAATCCTGTGGTAAAGGAAGATCGTCATCGTCCTCAAAACTTTCATCCCTGAGCCATGGAATGATCAGGTTGTAGTCTCGTTCCGCAATGTCTCTGATTGAAAACCTCCTAAATCTTCCTTCAATGCCCAAATCTTTGCGGTTACTTTGACCATTCGGGTCATCACCGAAACACCTTTCAAAGTGCTCAAAGTGTTTCAACGTGAGCGGTCTATCTTTCTTAGTAACTTTAGGTATGTTTGCCCGACAATCGTAGATCCAAACATTCTCTGTTTTTCTTCCTTTTTGAAGAAAGATCACGTTTGCCTTTACATCTTGAGAATATGGGGTAAATGTTCCTCGCGGTAATCGTAAGATTGTATGAACATCACAATCCTCCATCACGATCTTGAAGACTTCTCCTGCTTTATCTTCAAAGAGACAGTTATCAGGTAAAACAATCGCTGCACGTCCACCATTTTTAAGAATTGTAAGAATATGTTGAACAAAGTTTAGCTGTTTGCTGCTTGTTTCAATGGTAAAATCCGGTCTTTCAGGTACTTGATTTGCGCCTGTTGTGCCGAATGGTGGGTTAGTAAGAATAATATCGTATCTCTCGCCGCGTTCCGGTTCGTAGATGCTATCTCCGAGGTGAATGGTCGGTTCAATGCCGTGTAGATAGAGGTTCATTAGCGTTAGTCTTCTCGGTCTTGATACAAGCTCCTGACCAAAAAAGGTCTTGGTTCTAATTCGTTTCGCCGTATCTCTATCAAACGAACCTTTGTAGGTTTCATTCAGCCATTCGTAAGCAGCGATCAAAAATCCACCTGTCCCGCATGCAGGGTCACAGATGGTAAAATCTTTACTCTTGGTCGGGTCAGGTTTTAGAACGCGAGCAATCGTCTGTATTAAAGGTCTTGGTGTAAAGTATTGTCCTGCGCCTTTCTTTCCCTCGCTTGCTGCTTTCTCAAGAAGTCCCTCAAAAGCCGCCCCCTTAACATCAACCTCCATTGATGCCCAATCTTCTTCATCAATGAGATTAATAAGACGCTTTAGGTTTACAGGGTTATTAAATCGCGCCATCGCTTGATTGAAGATGTCGCCGAGTAATCCCTTTGCCTCTTTTAGAGTGCGTAAGATTTCGCTGTAATGATCAGTAAGTTCAACACCAGAGAGGTCTTTAAGACTGGTCCAATCGCACGCCTGCTTCTTGCCTGTTTTCTGAATAGTATAAGAAGGTATTTCAATGCCTCGTTCGTCTGCCATTTTCAGAAATAGCAGATAGGTCAACTGCTCAATGTAGTCGCCATAATCAATTCCGTCATGTCTTAGTGTATGACAGAAGCCCCAAAGTTTATTTACTACATCAGTCATCTCTCCTCCTATTTGGTGGTCCCTGTCAGACTCGAACTGACAACCTGCCGGTTATGAGCCGGATGCTCTAACCAATTGAGCTAAGGGACCCCAACTTCAAAATCGAAAAAACCATACTCTTCGTAAGACCCGTTTACGGTCAACGCAGTTCCATCCGTAAATATCACATAAACTGAACCGTGTGAACATTCTTCATCCCACATATAATCGCAAAAGTCAACAACCTTCCCTTTTAGGGAGTTTAATAAGCTCCTCTCTCGAATTATGTCGTAAACATGTTTGAAAGAATCTAACATGTTTGTTAAGACACTAGATCTTATAGAGTAAGTGTTTCCTTTAAACTCTATATCTGCTTTTTCTCCTCTGCGCTTTATTGTAAAGTTATTTACTTCGTAAATATCGTTTACCGAGAACAGCCCTCCCTTATATTTAGATATCTTCCCTTCTTTCCCTGAGATAGAACAATAGTCTTCCGACGACTCTACAGTAGCTTTCGGATCTTTCAATACGCCGTCAATGATAGCTAACACCTTATTGAACACAGATTCTTGGTCTTCCATACTTCTAACAAGGTCTACTACAGGCTTCCACGCGACCTCCTCGCCCTACATACTACTGGCACAGTTGAGAGGACTCGAACCTCCAACCCACAGGGTAGAAACCTGTTGCTCTGTCCGTTGAGCTACAACTGCTCGATGGATGTATCCTATCACAAAGTGTTCTGAGAGTCAACTACTTTTACAAAAAAATCTTATCGCGCAGCAACACGATAGGATGGAAACAAAAATAGACTTCATTATATACTCTCCTGTTTGTTGGTATTGAGGACGGGATTTGAACCCGCGCTGCCTGAGTGAAAGTTAGGTATCCTAACCACTAGATCACCTCAATATGTTTGCCTCATGTAGGATTCGAACCTACAAACCTGACTTCTAAGGCCAGTACGGTTGCCGATTACGTCAATGAGGCTTGCTAGGCAGTGAGGGATTCGAACCCTCAAAATCTAGATTTTAAGTCTAGCACGTTTGCCTGATTTCGTCAACTGCCCTCAATAAGACTTATTTTATGGATTCTCGTAGTTTACTTTTTCTCTTTTCCAACATTTCTTCAACCCTGAGGACTGACAACCTTTCGTCAGGTTTCATTTTATTAACTTTTAAACGTTCTATCTCTCTATTCAAGTACCATTCCGCTTTCTTAAGATCTTCTTCAAGATTCCCTTTGAAGGGCGCCCTCAAAATATATTTGATGGCGTTTCCTAGACAGAACCCTAAATCGTAGTACTCGATGATCTTAATCGGCTCGAATGGATTGTCGGCCCCTCCGTAGTGTTTAGGGTGGTTCACGTTGTCTGAATTATCCATTGCGAATTACCTCAAACTTATTAAATTTCATGTTGACTAGACGATTTAATAAACTTACCGTTTAATAATTCGTAGAAAACATTTGCTTTTGCTCCTCTAGAGGCAACCGACTTATAAAACTTTTTCCCCGACTCATCCTCCAGCACAAGAAGTCCTCTAGGGCCAGATCTCACCCTACCTCCAAAGCCAGAAACAGACACCCCAGAATATCCAGAGATGGAAGTTCCGTTTTTAGCTGATATTGAAAAACCATGATTTCCACTAATAGAAACTCCACCACTCCCTGATATGGATACGCCATAATCTAGGGATTCAGATCTTCCTCTATATTCCGAGATAGACACTCCCTCAGCGCCCGAAACTGAGTATCCTCTAAATAGACTAGAAGATATACCATTAAGTCCAGAAATGGACTTCCCGTCGTCTCCTGAAACAGAGATCCCTCTGAAAGCTGATATAGAGGTTCCTTTATTACCTGTTTTAGATATCCCTTTGTCTAAAGACTCAGATCTCCCCAACTCTGAAGACTCAGAATATCCGTCGAATCCTGTTAGAGAAACTCCCTCTCTCCCTGAAACTATAAGTTCCTTCAAATTAGGAGTCGGGCCGTTAGGCCCAACTCCTAAGCAATTTGGTAACTCTTCCGCCACCAGTTTACTTATCTCGGACCCTACATACCAAATTTGAATTTTAATAGATTTAGTCTGACCGTTTTCTACTTCTGTATTATCCATTTCGCATCACCACCGGTTTACTAGATTTTACTCCCATTTTGTTGGAAAGTTTTATATGCAACTCCGCTAGATCTCTGGTGTCGGTCTCATGGCGTAATTGACTATTCCACAAAGCTGAGGAAACTAACTTTCTAACAAATTCTGCCTCTCGTCTGGTTAAAAACACCACTGCATCAAGACCATATTCCATTTGTTTTCTCCTTTGGAAGATTCAGTTTCTCTTTGACTTCTCGAACTCTATCCGCGCACTTAGACCAATCTTGAAAGTACACTGCCCGAGACCAGCAGTCGGGGGTGTACGATGTATGTTCAAGAACTGACCTGAGAGAAGTCCATTTCGTTCCTGCGAAATTGCAGTTCGCCCTCCTAGACCTTAGCCTGTCTGTTAGGTTTGACGCGAAATATACATGCTCGAACGGAGACCAGTGAGCCGGTTCACTGGTATGCATTTTGTTGAAGATATTTATTAACTGTTCTGGAGTTCTTTCTTCATCTTGTCGTTCGTAAGACACCGAAGCGGCTCTTCCCACAGCCGCAGCAATGGCTTTCCAAATCTCTTCGTCTTCTTCGATGGCCCGTCTCAACTCTGCTAAATCTGAGCAGTATAGTTCTTTATGGTTATAGAGCTTTTGAATTTTCTGTTTCGTTTCTCTGGAAACGAATGGAATGTGAATATCAAAACGTTCCACTTTCGCTGCAGCAATCGCTTCGTAGATAGCGATTGCTGCCTCTGCAATCGGATCTTGGGCGGCTTCATGAATTCTCTGTCTAAAAAACGTTTCCCAGTGGGCTGAAGTAGCAATCAATGTTACGTAGCTAAAATTTTCAAATACTCTGTTCGCGATCTCTTTGTGAACGTTTTTAATCGTCGAAAGATCTCCTCCAAACGAGCAAGCCTCTTTCACGTGATTTTTCCAAATTCTTACAAATTCTTCATATTCTGGTTGACTCAAATACTCTGTGGCCTGCATTCCTGGCTTATTAACCCCAACTCGATGAGGTATCCAATGATTAGCCATAACGTTTTTTATTCTAGTTGCTACTGGAATAGCTCTAGAACTTGCTGTGTTTCTCCGAACTAGCCCATGTGTGTTGAACTCCGCCAAGCATACTCTTGGTATTGTAAACTGAACGGTGTACATCGTTCTTTTTTCAAAAGACGACTGAGTAGCTGCTAAACATTTTGCTGTAACCATAATAAGACATTATCAGAAAAAGATTTTTCTGTCAACTAGTTGACAAATATTTCTGAATGTGCTACCCTATTATTAATAGTAATAATGGAGAAGTAGTGTACATATATATTATAACATGTATATATAATATACAACTGAAACTCTATAGAGAGTTTCAGTTGTAACATGTACAAAGATCATGTACATGATATTCTTAAAGAATATATAAAAAGATCTTATCCAAGTATACTAGAAGGATATACATGTACAAGTATTATTAGAGAAGATAACTCTTGGAGAGTTATATTCTCTAATACTAGTACAAATAAACATGTACAGTTTATTATAAAATATGTTGAACGAATTGTGCAAACTAATTGTTGTGTTTACGAACTTTACAATGATATAAAAGTACTATCTGTAAAATTCATAAAACTGAGAAAAGGGATCTATGGGAGTACCCAGCAATAAGTCGAATATGAATCCTTTCAACAGAATTTTTAACTATTTCAGGAAATCTCCTGAGCCTACTCGCGCCGCTGTTGTAACTCCAACCCTTTCAGATCCTGACGATACAGGATTACGTGGACTAGGCGCCGTTATCAATCCTTCGTGGAAATTAGATAAGCACCTAGAAGAAGCGGCTCAGACACTAGTTGAAGCCTATCCAGGACTTCAACCTCATATAAATAGAGTCTTGAAGAGGGCAAATGGTCCTTCAAAGCGAGACTTCTCGCCAGATCAACATAGAATAATCACTAACCGAGCAAGAGCTTTGGCGGCCATGAATCCCTACTGCTCTAGAGCCATTGAAATTAGAACAAATCTAATAGTTTCAGAGGGGCTGTTTCCAAAAGCGACTTGTGAAAATTTAGAACATAGAAAACTTCTTCAAAAAGTTTTAGAAGAGTACTGGACGTTGAACGAATGGGATGACATGATGCCCAGTCGCGTGAAGGATTTATCCATCACCGGAGAGTGTTTTAGAGAAATTCCTGAAATATCAAAAACTTTGTCCGATGGGTCAAAGTATCAAATGAGTAAATTCAAAGCGAACACGCTTCTGCCAGAGGACGTTATCAGTATTTCTCAGGACTGGGACGATTGTAACACTTTGGTTGACGTCGAATTTACAAGATCTTGGAGAAACGAATTAACTGTTCAGCCTGAAGTCCTTCCAATTGTTTACGAAGACCTGTGGGAAAATCCTGAATCGCTAGACAGAATGAAAGGAAGAATCTTCTTACTCTCGTTGCGCCCTGTCGGCGCAACGAGAGGCGTATCTGATATTCTTCCTGTCCTTGAGTGGATGGATGTTAGCGACCAGTTATTATACAACGAAGCTGAGAGATCGGCTCAGATGTTGAAATTTATGTTTGACATCAGCATAGATAACGCATCTCCTCAACAGATTCAGCAGAGAGAACAGGATTTAAGAGCAAATCCTCCACAGAAAGGTTCTTCGATTATCCATCCAAGCTCAGAAAAATGGTCTGTCGTTCAGCCCGACCTACAAGGAACTGAGTCTGACGTTATGACAAATCGCCTGTTTCTGGTAAACTGGGGAGGTATGGGTTTGCCTGAGCACTGGTATGCTCAGGCAAACACTGTCAACAAGTCTTCAGGCGAAGAAATGTCAATTCCAGTGTGGTCGGCCATCAGAACTAGAAAGCAGAAACTGATAACGTCGTTGAAGCAGGAATTAAAATACGCTATTCAAATAGCTAAGAAGTCAGGAAAGCTCCCGAAGAAGTGTCAAACGGACTTTGTAATTCAGTCGAGAGACCCTGACAGAACTGCTTACGATTTGGTAGCGAAGGCTCTGAAGGATATTTCCTCAGCACTTCAAATGGCGATTGAAGCGCAGCTAGTGTCTCCAGAGACTGGATCAACTCTATTTGTAAACTTAGCCAACAGCTTGGGACTAGATTTACCAGAAGAAGCGATAAATCACGTGGGAATCGACGCTCGAAAGGCTATGGATGTCAATAAATCAAATAGTCCTGCGAAAGACAGTCTTCTGAAAAAGACCAAAGATCAGCCTCAGGACCAAACTAACGAAGGAAAGAAAAATGTCTAAGAAAAAATTAAACGAACTTCTGAAAGATTCATCCCTTGAAATGCGGCTGACCGAAGAAGAGCCAATTGAGGTAGATTCTTCGGAAGGACTCGACGAGAAACCAATGAATATTGAAGATTCCGGTAGTCCAAAATTCTCAGAAAAACTTTCTCTGGAAGAGTTGACTTTTGGATTGCGTTCTGCTAATCTAATTTCAGAGGGAGAAAGTGTTCTGAGTTTCGTGGAAAAAGATTTAGTATACATAGCCGTCACCTCTACTTACAGAAAAGTAGTTGCGATGAAATAAACCTTCCAGTTCCTTCTCCTTTCTGGAAGGTCTTTTAAAAAGCAAGGTTTCCTCTCCTCCCCCCTCCTCCCTTGCTTCTAAGGACAGACTTCGAAGTCTGTCC